TTTGAACCATGGTACTTTACGCTTAACTCTTCTCGTTTGGTTTATGTGTACGGGCTTGATCCAGTCCCTACACCATAATTTCAGGATTTCAAACCAAAATACAAACACAACGATGGCTCCTATTGAGGAGCAACAACAAAACGTCAAGCTATTTCTTTCCGACAGTTTGGTGGACTCGACTACGGCTTCCCATTCAAACCAGCCCGCTTCCAGGACAGTAGCAACACATGATTCTAGTCTGGATATGATTGAACGCCCAGTGAAACTGTTCACCGTAGCTTGGAATACTGGGGAAGCGCTTTTCACTGATTTCAATCCCTGGTCCCTCATGTTCAACTCAGATGTGATCAAGTCTCGATGTCAGCACTACCGACACTTTCGCGCCAATTTGCGCTTAACAGCTACAGTAGAAGGTACCAATTTTCACTACGGTGAATGCTGGTTAGTTTACAACATGCTCAGTAGATCAGACAATTTCATCCAGTTCGCTAAAGGAAACACAGCCGATCTGGTAGAAGCTTCACAGAGACCACGCATATCGATCAAGGCTAGAAACTCTCAAGGTGGAGAATTGCTGCTCCCTTTCGTTTTCCCCCGAGATTTCGTTGATCTAACGAGCGCCGAGTTTGACGTTCTGGGCACTGCCACTCTTGCTTCGATCGTTCCTTTGGCGACTTCGAACGGTCTCGTTTCTCCTTGTCGCATAACAGTGATGGGGAAGTTTGAAAACGTCGAGCTTTATACGCCTACTTCGCTGAAACTGGGCGAGATTGAAGATCAGAACGATTTGACTTTAACAGATCCTCCAACCATGGGCGGTTCTAAGGAAGTTAGTCTTCAATCAGGCAGAGTCTCGACTTCGCCGGGAGTGACCTGGGATTCGAATGTCGATACATCACTGGCTAGTCTCGGTGGCAAAGAGACGTTCATCGGCAGCACTGTGTGGAATGTGTCGGATTCAGCAGAAAAGCTTTTGTTCAATTTACGCTGTTCCCCATTTCACGGCATAACGACCGGGACCGGTATCACTGCTGAACACCACGTGACACCAGCTACCTATGTGGGTCTTCCTTTCACTTACTGGCGAGGCACCTGTCGTTACCGATTCGACATTGTTTGCTCAATGATGCACAGAGGCAAGCTGCGAGTAGTTTACGATCCTTGTTATTCAGTCAGGGAGGATGATTACAATTTGAATTATTCGAGCATCTTTGACATTGGATCGAACACGGAACACGTTGCGAAAATTGGTTGGTCTCAGAACACTACTTATCTTCCCACGATCAACGGGATGAGTCAACTCGTCAACTTTTCTAAATCTCGCTATCAAGACACTCTACCGTACGCAAACGGGGTTTTAGCCTTATATGTCCATTCGAATTTGATCTCTCCCTCGCCTGACTTCGGGAGCACTGTTCTCATCAATGTGTACGCTCAGATGATGCCTGACTACGAGGTGGTGTTACCGAGAGAACCCCTTGCCGGAACCAGACCTCAGAGTAAGAACTTTCCGCCTCGTTTAGTGGTCACTGAAACGAATGATACTGAGAATCCACAGGAACAAACACCAGCTCGTCCGTTGAGTACGAATCTGGCTTCAGCACGCTCTTTGGTGCTGTGTGAGGCGCCAGCCCTGGTATTCGGTACGGTTCAAGTCCCGGTAATCATCGCTGGCGAACAGATGAACGCGAACGTGTTAGATGCCGAACAAGCGGACGACAACTTCGAAAGACCCATCACGTCTAGCAACACTACTATCCGGATCGAACCTTTTGACCCGAGCACAGGAGTTTCATTTCAAGTCAGAGACTTCACCGCTGGCCCTCAGGGAATAGTATCTCGAGTCTTCAACACAGAGGATCAAGTTATTGAAGAAAAGATCACCAACTTGAGTGGGATAACTGATGTTCAGAATATCGATTTCAACTTTACCACGGACGATTATGAGAACACGAGGCCCATCAATAAGTTCACTTTCGAATCCACTGCTCGCTTTCAAGTTTCGAAGATCAGACTCCAAGTTCCGAAGTTCCGCATTACTACTCTCACACCGGTGGCTTCTCTCACAACCGGAGCTATTTCGCCGTTTTGGACTTGGGA